CATCGAACTGCGCGTACGTACACTTCCAGACGTTGACCACAATACTGCCGGACCGATCGGCAATCAGATCCGCCTGGATCAGCGTGCAGGCAAACGGCACCTCGATATAGCCCTTCATGCCGGCCGTGATGGTCGAGCCACCGCCGTCGATCACCATGGTAATGCCGGAAGCATTGGGTCCGGTCGGTCCGACCGGACCTGTCGCACCAGTATTCGCAGCTGTCCCCGGCAGACCGATGGGCCCGGTACTGCCAATCGGTCCCACCGCTCCGGTGGCGCCAGTATTCGCAGCCGTCCCCGGCAGCCCGATCGGTCCGGTATTGCCGATCGGCCCGATTGGCCCGACTACCCCCTGCAAGCCGGTGGGACCGGTGGGACCGGTCCCGAGCGGACCGATCGGTCCGGTGGCGCCGGTATTGCTCGCGCTACCCGGCAGGCCGATGCTGCCGGTCGGTCCCGGTTGGCCTACCAGACCCTGATTGCCCTGCGGACCGGTCGATCCGGTCGATCCGGTAAACCCAAGATCGCCCTGATAACCCTGCGGACCACGCGGACCGGTGACCCCGGTCGGTCCGATCGAGCCCTCGCCGCCCGGCGGACCGGTCTGACCGGTCGGACCGGAGGGACCGGTAAAAGCGCCAAGTCCAATTGGACCCGTCCATCCGGTAGGTCCGGTAAACGCTCCGCTACCGGTCGGTCCGGTCGGTCCGATGGTGGATGCCGGACCGGGCGGACCGGTCGGCCCGATCGGCCCGCCGCCAGGACCGGTCGGTCCTCCAACCACGACCACCGGTCTGGTTTCAATAAGGGTTGGTTCTGTGCTGACGACCGGCATCGGATCACCTTATGGCGGATAGGTGACCCCTTGCGTAACCTGCAGCGAGCCGTGCATCAACGGCGTGCGAACATTCGATCCATCAACCATCACCAGATCGTAGACATAAAGACCGGGCGGCAGATTGGCCTGGATATCTGTCGCAGCAACATTGAAATGAATCACCCGTTGAACGACGTCGTCGATAATGATCCGGGTGTTGGCCGTCGTCGCCGACAACAACGGCACCAGATCGTAGGGATTGCGCTGCACATCACACTCGAACGATTGACCAGTCAGCGTCCAGGTGGTGTCTCCCGGTTGACCGAATTGAAAAGCATCCGCCCAGGTGCCGTTATTATCGATCGCAATGTCGACCTGCGCCGAGGTCTGACTGTGAACATCCGAACATTGGATCGCCTGGTTCATGATTACCTCGGCGACGGATGGACATTGAAAGTACTGACGCCACCGCGCTGGCTGGTAGTTCTGAAATTCTGCGGAAACATCCATGGCTGTGCGCCGATGGTATTGGCCTTGGAAGACGCCACATAAGCGCCGGTACTACCGTCACTGAACTTGGCCAGGTGAAACTGCGCCATCTGCGGGTTGGTGTAGCTTTGCGCCGGGATCTGCATCATGCTGCCGATCAGGCCGTGCAGCAGGACAAGCCCATGTCTCGGCAATATCCAATCCGGGATATTGGGTGGAAAAGCGCACATCGGATCGGTGACCGTCTTGATGACGATCGCCGTCATCGGCTGTGATTGAGAAAATGGATAAAGAAAACGGACCGTGCCGATATCCGGCATGATCGCCTGCTGCTGCATATTGTTCTGATCAAGCACGGCGTTGAGACGTATAATTCGCCCATCAACCACCTGAAGCGGATAATCAAGCGTATCCGGGATCACCGTGAAATCGATCGCTTCCTGCCAGCAATTCGATTGATCGAAAAAATCCTGCAGGACATCAAACAACTGAACCTTCAGCTGGATGTCGGACACACCCAGCAGAGCCACCTTGGCCTGGCCCATCAGCTTGGCCCAATAGGTATCGAATGGATTTTTGGCCATCAGGTGCTACCTTTACCTTTTGGAGGCGATCCACCGACCACTGCGCCCAGCGCGTGTCCGACCAGCCCTTGCGTGAACAAGGCCAGGAACGAGGTCGCCCGCTGATCCTGGTAATCCTCCTGATCGCGCTCCAGCGCGTGACCGATCACCCCATGCAGCAGCGCCAACCGGAATTGCGGTTCGAAATCGACATAGGTGTCATCGACCGCGATGAACGACTGCACCTGGCCGGCGGAATCCAGATTGTAGACGAACAGCTCCGGCTTGATCCGGCGAGCCTCCAGCATCGCGGCATTGAGCGCCGTCAACATGCTGGGGTCGTCATAACGATAGTCCGGCACCAGATCCTGCAGGATGGTTCGGGCATCGGCGACGTAATTAGCCACACTGTTGTAAGTGGGCTGATCCTGGTCGCTGTAGTTCCCGAAATAACTGGGAGACGTGGCCATCCCTTAGACTCCCGCTGGACAGCGGGAGTCTAAGGACAGATTCTTAAGAAATGGTTAAGCCAGGATCACCTGAGCCTGGCAAAGCGCCGTCGAATCCACGATTTGATACCCGTAAACCTGCAGGCCACGCAGGATCTGGCCGAAGGTCAGTTCGGAGCGCAGGGTCTCAACTTTCGAGATCTGGCTGGCGAAGGTCAGCCCGTGGGCGTGCCCGGCATAGATCGGCTGCTCGCCAGCGGCAAAAGCCGCCGGAAGCGACGTCACATTGGGCAACAAGTTAGAGATGTAAATTGTGAACCGATCCACCATGCCCAGCCGGCCATTACGCAGCATGCTGACCGGATCTCCCGACAGATAGGCTTGCCGGAGTTCAGACTGCTTGAGGTAACGACCTGCCGCTGCTGACATGACGATCCAGCGGCCCTGCTCCGGGATATTCTGCTCGTCCATGCACTGGCCGAGACGAAGCAGACAGTCCAGGATGGTCATCTGACCGGCAGTGGGGGTCTGCGCGATCGTCACCGGCGTACCCTTAATGCCAAGATTAAGGTTACCGGAGATGATGCCGGCCGTCGCACCCTTGTTGGCGGCATGAGCACCGCCGGTAATACCCGCCAGCACATCACGATCGACCGTGATCTTGAGCTGCTGGGCGGCGTCGTCCGACCACATCGACAGGATATTGAGATCAGACTGAACCTCCATGACATCGTCGAGGATCAGGCTGAAATATTTGCCGGTCGAAATGTAGAGTTCGATCGAGCCGCCGGACGGGCGGTCGAGGCCAAGCAGACCGTCTGCCTGGTAATCCTTGATGGTGATGGTGGGCTTCGTTCGGATTTTCACCCGATCGCCCATATTTTGAATTTCGCCCTCGTAATCGGTATTCGAAATCGCCGCGAGCACGGTGCTCGCATAAAATTTCTCGACCAGCTTCGCCGACCAGATTTCCGGGATAAACCCGGTCGCCTGGAGCGTATTGGCTGTCGAGCCGACAGGGGTAAGCGGGGTGCTGGTAGCAACACCCGCAATAGGATAGCCAGCGGTTCCAATAGGCATTGGGGTAGCCCTTGTGCAGGGGGGCTACCGCGCATGAATCGACAGGCAACCCCCGGTTTACCGGATGCGCCCTTCGCGACCTGCTGCAATGATGTCGGCGTCCTGCCGAGCCCACTCGGCTTCACGCCCGACATACGCGCCTTTCTGATGAAGACGGTACAGCTGTGCGATCTGAGCGCGTGTGTAGGTTGGCTTATCGCTGGGCACCGAAGCGTCACCGCCCGTTGCCGGCCTTGCCCTGCCAGGAGCCGCTAACGAAGCCAGTGGAACCGCCGGCTCCCTGAAAGGCGTTGGCCTCTCGGTGCTGGGCGCTGGTTCATCGTGCCCTGTGGCTACTTCCTCTTGAAGGAAGCCCTTGAAGAACGAGATCACCCGTGGCGCAGAGGCTGACGAGATCGCCTCGTTCAATAATGTTTGTCTAACACGACCAGATAAAACGTCAACTCCCAGCAACCAGCGATGCCATCGCGGGTTACGATCAACCTCTCGAAAATTCGGCACTGCCAGCTCGACAGCCTGGTCCAGCCGACGTCGCGCCTCGATCGCCAGCCGCCGTTGCAATTCGGCATTCTGCTGCCTGACCTCATGCAGCTCAGGCTCGATCGCCTGCCGGGCCGCGCGCTGGGTGACGTCGAGCAGGTCATTGCCGTAATTGCTGACATCTTCGTCGGTCAGATATTGCTGCGCCGGCTGCCGCTGCGGCGCTGGCCTGGTCTGAGGAGCCTGCTGGGCATGAATCAATTCAGTGCCCAGCTGCGTCAACAGCTGGTCCTGTTCGCCGATGGTCTTCTGCGCCGTCGTAAATCGCCCCTGCAGCCCCATGTAGCGAGACTTCCAGGTTTCTGAATTCTCATTCTCCTGGGGCGGCAGCGGTGCAGGCGTCGGAGCCGAGGTCTGGGGGGACGTAACCGGCTGAACCGGCGCCTGCGGAGCCGGAGCAGCAACCTCCGGCGTTTCAGACGGTTGCAGCTGATTCCCGTCTGAATAGAGTTTCTCGACGTTTAGCACACGTTGCTTGACCGCCTCCGGGATATCGTTCGGATCGTAAGGCAATTGCTCCTTCGGCTTCTGATCAACGACAACTTCAACCATTCCTGGCCTCCTCGAACACTTTCAGAAGCTTCCGACACTGCTGCGCATGGCCCTGGTACAGCTGCCAGTTATGGGTCGCTGTCAGCATGATTTCGGAAGAAATTTCCGCATAGGCTGCGAATGCTCCGCAAAATTCCTCGAACGCACGCGGCGCGGCATTGCGCAAGAACCTGGCCCTGGTCAGCAGTTCGTCGGTCGAACTCATTCCGGTTCGTCTCCGGGACCGCTATCAGCCGGAGTCTCGGCATCGCCGCCCGACGGCGGCATCATCGCGGTCGGCGCCGCCGGCGGTCGTGATCCCATCGGCACTGGCGACGGTGGTGGCGATGGGCTGGCGGGCTCCGAGTCCGGTTCGTTGGCCAGATCCTGCGTGGTTGCCTTGGGATAGCGGTTCGACATCCGGGAATATGGATCACCCCCGGTCATGGTCTCGCCGCCGCGCGCGGACTGCTCCCTGGCGCCCTTGCCGAGATGCTTGATGACCTGGCCACCCTTGGCGAATGGCGTGAGGTCTTTCTTAAACGGACGATTATGGAAGACCATTGGGGTTATACCCTCCGTAACCAATCCCGGCGCCGGCAACGCCCATGTTCGGCGAACCGGACAGCGGGCTGCCGCCCTTGCCATACTCGCGGGTGGAAACCGGCTTGATCCGTGGCGCCGCCATCACCGCCTTGTTGGGGTCCATCGGCGCCGGCTTCGGACCGGTCACCCGGCGCATTGCCCGCAACGGCGGGCCCTGGGGGATCCCGATCGGCATCAGCGTGCACTCGTAATGCCGGCCTTGGCCGACATTGCCGGAGAAAAACCGAACATTTTGGTTGATCCGCCAGCCGCATATTTCGGCCCCGGCGCGGTATCCTTGCCCGATTTGTCCACCGTTACACCAGCCTCCGAAGGCTCCGCTGCCTGCTTACCGAACATCGGGGTGTCGCCACCCTCGGCAAAAGTAACGTTATGCTGGGAATCTTCCTTATTCTTGATCGATCCGGCCATAACAAAACCTCCTCGCAATCGGGAACTGCGAGGAGGCTAATCTTTAATTCTTAAGAAAAGGTTAAGGGCCTCAACACCCCTTACAGATCGGCGGCGGCGCGGGTGGAAATGGCGGCAAAGACTCCACTTGGGAGTTCTGCTTTCCCGAGCTGAAACGGAATGTGTCCCGTCAACGCACCAATCAGGAAAATCAACGCCAGCAGCAGCACAATCACCCAGACGCCTTTCTTGATCTGCTCCGGGATCGGCATAACGAATTGCTCGATCACCCAAATCACGATCCAGATCACCCCGCATAGAATAATCAGACCAATCAGAAACCAGAGCACATTGATAGCTATGGCAGCCATTTATGCCTCCTCACGAATCACCTGATATTCACCCCGTGACTTCGGTTCATTACCACTGATACGAGTATCGGTTGCCGCCAGCATACAATTAATCTGATGGATATGCGACCGCACCAGATTGATCTTGTCCTCGCCATCAGGATAACACTGCGCAGCGATCCCCTCCGCAGTCACCCCCGGATGTTTATTGATAAAGTCGAAGATCTCGGCCTTCTTGGCCGGCAGCCAGACCCCGGCTCGCTGTCGTGGCGGCAGCGGCTGGCCGCAACACGGACATAGACATTTTTCGCTCATGGGTTGATGTTCAGCTTCTTGGTCATGACATCGACGATCCTTTCAAGCCGTTCCTTGTTCTCTTTGGTCTGACTCTCCAGCACCGTCAGCCGGTTGTCGATGATGTTGAGATGCGGCGATCCTCGCGTCTCCAAAGTTGCGACACGGTTCTCAAGTGTAGTCATATAGCTTAATGCCCACGCACCGCCGCTGATCAGGGCGACAGCCTGCGCGAATAAAAAATATACCAAGGCAGAATTAGCTCTGACCCATTCCCTGAGTTCGGTCATGGCCGCACCCCCTGGCGGCAATCCCTGATATCCGTAACCAGTTTGCCGATCAGTTCAGTCTGGCTCTTGTTGCGCTCCGCAGCATTGGACGCGACCTCGCCAAGCACGTAAGCCGCAAACCCGAGAAATCCGATATTGACCACCAGCAACGCGATGGCGAGCGGCACCGAGCGCATGGCATCGACAGTGGCGGAAACGGTCTTGCCAACCTGTTCGGGCATGCTCATGACACCGGGCCCCTGGAGGGCCCGGTGTAGCAAGTAAATCTTAAGAATCTCTTAAGCCGACGGAGCCGGATGCGGCCCATTCGGCACGCCAATCACAACCCAACCCGTTGTCGGCGTCCACCCGACCTTCCAGTCGATGGGGCCGGTCTCCGGTGTTTCCGGTGGCAGATTCGGTGGCAGCACGATCGGATGGGTCGGTCGCGGCGGATCGAACGGCCCACCCCAGATTCCAAGCGGCGGCTGCGAACCAGGCGGCGGGAAATAGATCGGCGGCGTGGGCGTTGGTTGCGGGCCAGGGCCGCCGATGTCGACATAAGGCGGCTTCGGTCCCGGCCAAATGCCGGGAGGTTGCGGCTGCGGCGGCTGCGGACCGGCAATCGGATGGGATGGCCATGGTCCACCGGCAATCGGATGCGCCGGGTAGACCGGTGGCTGGCCTGTCGGCGGTTGCGGCATCGGAAAACCGATATCAACATGAGGCGGTGCCACGCCACCCCAATAACCCGGAGGTACACCGGGTCCGCCCGGCATCGGCCCGCCGCCGACACCAAGATCGCTAAAAACCATCACGCCTTGAATCATCACAGGTATGGCTGCCATTTGGGTTCTCCTTAAAGTTAAGAATCGGGGGAATCGACTTGTTGAGGCATTGGGTGGGTCGGTGGTTTGACCACCTTGTCTGGCTTGCCGTCGTAGTCTTCATCGGGAATATTCTGAAACAGCAAACTCTCGCTGGCACGGCGCCGTGTCAAGCCCGCCAGGGTCTTTCCCCCGGCTTTATTCCACTTCTTAAATTCCTGCGCCGCGCCTGCGAAGTCCTGGGCATTTACTTTTTTGAGCAAGGTGGATTTAGCCAAATTACCTTCGCCACAGTTGTAAGTAAACGACACCAAAGAGTCGTACTGATAAGGCGTGAGGGGTACCTTGACCAGGCGACGAACTGCCATTTCAAAGCCCTCCATATCTTCGAAGAAAGCCGCGTTACATTCTTCCATTGTCCATCGAGTAGTTGCATCGAATTTGCGCCCGTGATGATTGGTGTGACCCCAGCCGATGGTGAGGACGTTGGCCGGACACTTGTAAGCTTTAAATTTACCCTCATGCGGCTGCAGGCAGCCCTCGAAATGCTGGATCAGATTGGCGCCGGCCTGGGTCAATTTAAGATGATCGTTCATGAGCTTAACTCCTCTCCTCGGCGACAAAAGCCAGCACCTCGTCGACATCCAGAACAGCCAGCCACGCCTCGCAGTCACGCACGCCGTAACTGATCATCAGCTGCCGTTTGTCAGGGAAGTAGGCCAGCCCGGCGGCAAACTCGATCTGCCTGTCGTGGAAACAGAACGGCGGCGAAATCCGCAACGGCCGACCGTCATGACTGAAGACCACGAAGCGGTGGACATAATAACGCGTCGATTGTCCCGATATCTGCCGCGCTTCGTGCACGATCGCCATCGGCAGTCCCTCGACCTCGATCACCTGGGAGCCGCCACTGATTCGGCTGGCATCGAAGTCAGGTGTATGCTGGAATGCCATCCTGCCAGCGGAGTCCAGCAATGTCCCAAGCCGGTAAACGAAAAAAAGCTCTTCACCCCGCACCCACGGCATCCAGTTTTTCTGATGAAGTTGCATGGCTTCGTGACTGGGTTGAATTTTTAGCCATGCACCATAACGAAATGTCTGACCTAACTCGCAGGCAATTGGCGCAAGACATTGCTCGCACCATCCTTCAGTCGTCAGTTCGCGAACCGTTGATAATGTATATAATTGTTTTTGCCACTGAACTAATCGAGAGTCTTCGAATCCTCGAACCAGAGGAAACTTCGGCTCCGGCCAATCAACCGGCAGCTTGATCTCGTCACTGCCAACAAAATCTAGTCGATCATCAAGCCGAACAAGATAATTAACAGTACGAATAGGATTAGTATGATTACAACTGTGCCCCGGTCCTCGGATTTCATATTCGCCCCGCGCATTGATGGTGTAGTTGACCGTTCGTACCAGCACCAGCGGCTTGCCATCCTGGTTGATGACGGATGGATTCATCGCCACATAGCCGTCACCGGCCACGAACGGTATCCTGACTGGTTTGAAGGAAGGAAGATGTTCGATAAGCGGCTGCAAATACCAGTATTGATTGATTCTGGCCTGCTCGCTGCCTTTGAGAACCAGCTGATCGCAGACCCATTGACCCCGCTGACGCCTGACCGGATCATAGTAAGCACAAATCACAAATTCTTCCTTCAACCCGGTATCGTAGACGTAGTTGTCGATGAACAGCAGATCGTCCCTGGGATAAGGAACGACGAGACCTGCCTGTGAAAATAATACGCTGCTGTAGTTGTCGCCGCGTTCGCGGAAATGTCTGGCAAGGTGGTACAGTGACTCCACTCGATGGGGCCGAAGCCGATACGCCTGCAGCATGGCTTCGACAAATCCCGCATAAGCGCCCATGTTCTGCAGACAGAGCGCGTAACGCAGTTGCGCATACCAGACTTCCTCGTCGAAGCCGCCCAACCTGGTGCGAATCCCGTAATGCACCGAAGCGTTGTACCACTCGCCGGAATCGAAATAGCTCCCGGCCAGATAAAAATGGTAACGCTGGATCAGTCCCGGATCTTTTTCAGTCTCAAGCGCCTGCTTGAGAAGGGCAATATCACGGCTGATTTTTTCCGGCCGGTTGGCGCCATCGGCGTGGTCGATGAATTCTGCGCCATCAAGCCGACCAGCGCTTCCAGCATCGAGATACTCATGCGTAACACCGCGATAGCAGCCTGTAGCGTGTCGACTGACAAGTCGACGATTGTAGTATCCAAGACTTCCTGCGGTTTGCTTGAGGTCATAGGACTCTCCTGTGAGACCCTGCAACCAGTCTGGCCTGGTAACCTTCAACTCCATGTCGGCATCGCACAGCAGCAGATAGTCCCACTGCAACCTGCTGTTGCGGGCGCAGTGCAGGGCCATGTTGCGGGCCAGCTCGAAATTTACAAACATGGCATGCTGGATCTCGATCGGCTTGCCGGCCGCATCGAACAAATGCTGCAGCAATGCTACCGTATTGTCGCTCGATCCGGTGTCGACGATGACCGCGCCATCGATATGCGGCAGCAGGCTCTTCACGCAGCGGCCGATGATCGCCACCTCGTTCTTGACGATGGCGTTCCAGACCAGCTTCATAAACCCGTCGGGCCTGTCGGACCTGTCGTTCCCGTGGCAGCCAGCACGGTCGAGGCATCCAGGATCTCATACTCCGACCCGCTCGCGGCCGATTGCGTCAGGATGGCAATCGCTGCCTGGCGCGTATTGGCCTGGACGGCGATAATTCCAACCGGACCCCGCAGGCGCTGCTTGATGTAATAGGTCGCCATAATGCATCAGGCTTTCGCAGGCGCCGGCGCCGCAGGCGCAGCCGCAGCAGTGCCGGTCGGCCCGGATACGCCGGTGGCGCCGGTAGCGCCGGCAATGGGGGTGGGCAGCTCGACGGCCTGCAGCACCTCGACTTCGTCACCGGGATCGCCGGCGGCGATGGCCTGGTGGATGGCGTGCTCGCGGGTCTCGGCCTCGACGGTCGTGACCTCGACCGGATGGGTAATGCGCGATTTGATTTCGAAGGATTTGGTGGGTCCGGTGGCGCCTGTAGCTCCAGTCGTTCCAGTCATGGTCTCTACTCCTGGTTAACCCGGTCCGCCGACGATCGGCGGCGGGCGCCCACCGGGCATCGGGGGTCGCGGCTGATTACCTAGCACGTTTTGCGGCTGTGCGAGTTGATTCGACATCGGAGTCGGCTGGTTGCCGCGCATCTGGTTGGCCACAGCCGTCATCCCGCCGCCACCCGGCGGCGGTCCTATCCCGGGCGGCTCCGCGCCAGGTGGCCCAGACGGGGCTCCCATGCCTGCCGGGCCACCGGGGGCTGGACCACCACCTTCCTGACCCCCACCCATCCCGTCATCCGGCAATTGCGCGTGCGAGGCCAGGAAGCCGGCTACCAGTTCGGAAGAGACCTTCTGCACGCCCTGCTCGACGCCGGCCTGAATGCCTTTGTCGACCTGCTCGTTGATGGCCCTGGCCTGCTCGTCCTTCTGCTTGTCGGCCTGGCGCTTCTGCAGCTCCTCGTCCGGCGGTACCACCTGCTCGCCGTCCAGCCCGATGGTCTGTGCGACCGAACGCAATACCGCACCGCGACCGGCAATCCCGATGATGTCCATATCCATTGGGTTTGCCGTATGTTGCAGGAACTCCAGTTGGCGCTGGCGCTGGGTCTCGCGCTGCACCGCGACGTTGACGCCCTGAACCGTGATGTCTTCTTCACCGGTCAGCACTCCCGTGGTGTCCGACAGCAGCACCAGGTCGGACAATTGCATCAACGCCACTTCAAAGATGTCACGGTCGATATTGGCGGCCACGGTCTGCAGGATCTTCGACGCATTGCCCATCAGCATGGCAAGACCGGACGCGGTGCGCCCGGCACCGCCTGAAGCCTGTCCGCCGATGTATTTGGGGATTGCGCTGACGTCGTCGGACAGATCGATGAACGCCTTGAACACCGTCAGCAGATCGTTGGCATTGCTCTGCGGCTGGAAGAATTCGACCGGAGCCTTGGCATTGTTGCCGACCGGATCGTTGGAGACATGCCAGCGCTTCCACGGGAACAGCTCGTCGGTATTCTCTTCCGGCCGACAGCGATCATCATTGACCACCACCTGCGGCCCGGATGCAATGGAAATATTATTAACGAGAGAACGCAATGTTGCATTAGCAACATCCTGAATGTCCGATATCATGTCCACCAGTCCGTTGCCGACCGGCGTGCCCGGGACCTTTTCGAAACTGGTGATGTAATACATATGCCGCGAGCGTGGGGAAGGCGACAGATTGGCCTTGATGACGTGACTACCAATCACGTAGGCGTCGATATGATAATCCCGCAATGGATCAGAAACACCCGGCATTCCGTATTCCTGCAGCACGTTCCCCTGTACGTTGCCGTGAAACTCCATCTGGGTGATGAGCCCGGAGCGATTCCATGCCGGGTTTTCGCGCGACTCCAGCACCGCTCGCTCGGCGTCCGTAGTATCCCAATTGTCGTACAGCCCACCACGACCGTATTCATCGAGCACAGCCCGTACCTCATCCTGGTTGAAGCCGGGGAGATCCAGCAGATCATTCAGCTCCGCGCGAGTGAGTCGGGACTTCTCGATTACATTGGCATTCGCTATGTCGGCAACGCCGGGGGTCCACCAGACATCGAATGGCGATACGCGTGCCCAGGTCATGCGCGGGTTCTGCTGGATGGTCGGCTGGCCGCCGCC